ATGCACCACCGTTTCCACTGCCCCCATTTGCGCTATCGTCCCCTCCAGAGTTTCCATTACCATTGCCGCCACCCCCGCCGCCTCCAGCGCGTTCAAATAAAATTGTTCTACCAGTTTCACCAGATCCTACAGCAGGGGCGTTCCATGTACCACTATTGTCGTATTGTGTCCAATTTCCAGTGACAGATGATGTAGATGCTTCAGATTTACCATCACCACCCGTTCCAGGAGCATTATCTGTGCCGCCACCTGGAATATTAGAACTATCAGTACCTGTTCCACCACCATCACTGCCATCTAAACCATTGCTACTACTATAAGTAAAGTCTGGATCATCAATCAAAACTTGAGGAATAAGAATTGTTCCGCCAGAACCTCCATTACCACCATTACTTCCTCTTTGACCACCACCTCCACCATATGCATAAACAGTTTGAGTTGTTCCTTTCCAATTGAAAGTAGCATATGCATAACCACCATTACCACCATCATTGCCATTATCAGCACCACCACCGCCAGGAGCAACCAAATTAATAGTAATTTGAGAAAATTCTTCACCAGCACCAGCAGTTACTGCATTCATATTGATAGTTCCTGGTGTGTTTCTATCATCAGACTGGAAAATAACACCAGTACCAGGAATATCAAACTCATCTGGTTTTCCACCAATTACAGTATTTCCATCAATAACATATGTTCTTGGATCTGGAATTGAGGTTTCTGTTGTAAATGTACCAGTAGCAATTTTAGCAGTAATTATACCAGGAGCGGGTGAAACAACAGGAGTATCAACAGGAGTATATGTAAAAGTTGTGCCAGTTAACTGATCTGAAAGAACTTCAAATGCTCCATTATAAGCCACATCAGTAGATCCTGAAATTTCAACAACCATCCCAGCATCAAAACCATGTGCTTCTGCTGATGTTGCTAATGCGTATCCAAGTGAAGCTTCATATGTAATTGAAGCGATAGTAACGATTGGTGATCCTGTTACAGGATAAGTTCCGTTTGGATCTGGTGGATCTTCAGGAATGCCACCACGTAATCCAATTGCTTGAATGCCAACCATGTCATTAGCATTAAGATTTCCTGGGGGGGTGGTAGATTTCTGCTCAACATTATTATCTAACTCCTGAAATATTTCAAATGCTTGATTTGCAGTTTGTAAAGCAGTTGGAATTGGAACAAAGTTTTGTGTCCAATACGTATAAATTGCATCATATTGGGAAAAACCAGTAGATCCTGTTTGTGCTTGAAAATCTTGTGCAGATGGAATAAGTTCATCTTCTGTTCCATCACTAAATCTAATTTTTAATCCTTCACCAGGATTATTGACTCTTTCACCACCATTACCATCATTACCAGATATAGCAAAGATATACAATTGTGTATATCCAGTGAAGTCCATTACATATCTAACTTTTCTACTAGTGAGAAATTGCGATCCGCCATATGCACCAGTAGCATCATATCCGAATGCTAGATACTTATCACCTCTATCAGTTACAGATGGAGCAGCAAATCCGCCAATCTCACCCGTTCCTGTACCATAATTTTCTAAAGAAACATTCGTATATGTAGCACCACTTGTTAGTACAGAATCATTTACATCATAATTTACATCAGCAGGAACATTAGGATCTTCTCCACCAATACCAGCAGTATTACCATATGTTGCCATTCTTGGATCATTCAGTGGAGTATTCAATAAACCATGGGAGTGACCTAATGCCAATCCATTTGATCCCTGTGGTTCAAACGGAATAAGATTTGCTCTAGTCTTGGTATAAAGAACAGCATATTGATCTGAAGGAGAAGTGCCAAACTCAGCTTCCAATCCTTCATCTGGTTCTGATGATAAAATATAGTGAAAGTGTTCTACTGGTCTGCTGAAAATGTGATCATCAATAGGACCAATTGTAAATTCAACACTACCAGTAATATTAGTAAAAATATCTGCAGCAATATTTGTATATCCAGTAGTTTTTACATTTCCAACATTGAAAAATACACCACCATCAAGCAAATTGCTTTGAGAAATAAACCATCTACCACCAGTTTGTCCAACATTATTGATCAGAGCATTTTCAATAGTTGGTGATCCATCTCCATCTACAGCACCATAACCAGTAATAATTCTATCTCTATAATCTGGTAAATTGAATGTTCCAACATTATATGGATAATCTCGAAAATTAAATGTTTTTCTAAATTTTACATATGGATGATTTCCAGCAGTAAAAACAACTGTAGATCCAGATACAGCAGCAGTTGATGCAAATACAATTTCATATGCAAATTCAGATCCATTTTGTGGAACTTGAGAAGTTACATCTTCAGTTGGAGCTTTTGTTCCATAAAAAGTATTATATGCAAAGTTACTATCCAATCCACCCAATCCATTTCCTGGAGTAGTTCCACCAGTGTTATCAATAGGTCTAAAAAGAACACCATATGGATATGGCATCTTTACTGGTCCAGCAATACTAGCGTCTGCTTTGATGTTGATAAATGCTTTTCCATTGATATAGTATAACTTTGTGATACCACCTGCTTGAGAAGGTTGTGTTTTTTCAACTTCAGGAGCACCTCCATAAGTATTACCAATACAATTATACAAATGGGGATGTTCTCTGATATTTAAGGTGCGACCATCACAATATAAGAAATTTCTGTATGAATAAGCAGGATCTTCACCACTATCTCCAGAATTAAGATCGACTAAGAATGGGACGATAGTACCTACAGGTTGGTACTGACCATCAGTTTCTTGCTTATATGCAGAGAATTTATTTCTGTAATCGATTGCCATTAGTATTTTATAAGAAACTCTTGTACGAGATATGGTTGAACAAATTGATCTGCTTTGTTTTCCTCATTAACATTAACACTGATGGTAGATACTAGTTCTGCAGCAGGAATAAATGTTGGGGAAGTATTCACAACATATGTATGTGGTTGAGCACTGAAATTAACAAAGTGTCTATGTGTTCCATCATTACCAGTTGCTACAACTTGATTAGTTACATTGTTAATAGCAGAAAATGCATCCTGATCACTATCTTTGAATGAATCAAATGGTAAATTTGTATCATCATAATTTGATGTTAGAGTAGTGGGACCACGTTTTGCATCAGCATTAAATCCACCCAAAGCACAACCTGGGAATCCTACAGATTGACATTTGACTGCAACTGTTCCCGTGTAATCAATATTTCCACAAGTTGCTGTATCAGCACCATTGCCACCGCCACCACATCCACCAGTATTTCCAGACCAAATTGGGAATCCACAGGTATATCCTTCAGGAATCAAACACTCATAACTAGATAAGAAGTTACATCCACTAAAGCATCCTGCGTAATAAGTTCTTTTACATCCAGCAGCGTTAGTCTCAGATTGTGTAGTGCTAGCAAGTCTAATTCTAGTAGCATTAAAATAACAAAGATCTTGTCTTGTATTATTTGCCCAATCAAGCACGCACAATGTAGATTTTCTAGTATATGAGTTTCTGCCAAAAGCAGAAAATTCATTTTCTACAGATGAGGCAATTCTTGTTCTGGTTCCATCATGGAAGTGAGCATGTGGAATAAAAGCATTTTGTAAAACATCAGTCTCTTCTGTATAATTACCTGTGGATCTTACAAATCCAGGTTCTCCAGTAATTTCAATTGTTTGTGAAGGCAAGTAAAAACTACCTTGATATAAAATTTCATAAGAAGTACCAATATTACTCTGTACTTCTAATCCAACCCCAGATTTTGTAATAGTGTTGTTATTATCATCTTGAATAAACAAATCAACATAATCACCTAAGTTAGCACCAGCAGATGCTTTAATTTTCTTTGAACCAAAATCGGGGAGTTGAAACTGGTTATCTAAAAGTGTTTGATTTGGTTTTTTATATCTAGATGTAGATCCTACACCAAGAATTTCTGCTAATGCAGGAAAAACATCAGCAATGCTCGGATTACAACTAAAGTGGTCAGAGAAGGTGTGTTTGGATTGATTTGAACGCTCAAAGCCTTATCAACACTGACAGGAGAAATTGTTCCTGTTGTCATATTATTTATGAGGATTGTTCCAGGAATACGCATTTGACCTTTTTCCATAGCAATATCAATCGTAAAATGATTGTGAGATGCAAGTGCTTCTGAATTCCAAAGATCAGCATTGTGGTTCAATGTTGTTGGATATGGATATAGAGAACTTCCGCCACGAGATGGGGGAACATTGCCAGCAGAATAAAAGTTTAATCCTCCTTGATATCTGCCAGCAGGAGGAAAGGGAGCAGAAATTGCTGGTTCTTGAACATTAATAATACAAGTGTTTGGATCTTCATAATCAAGAGTATTACCATATCCAGTAACATTTCTAGAAGTTCCTGGTATGGCAGGAAGTGAATTTGGTGCTGCAGTAAAGTCTCTAAATTGGTTTAGTGTTGGCAAAGAGAACCCAGCCTCATCATACCAAGTTACAAGTGCTGTTCCAGGATTGAATCTGTCAGCAGAAGATTCTCCAGGATTTACAGGTTCAGAACTAACAGTTGTATATTCCGAATCCTGAACATCATAATTTCCTGCTTCAAATAACCCAACATAACCACCAGCAATTACAGTAGATGGATATTTCTGATCTGCTTCTTCTGGTTGTGGGTGACTGTGAGATGGTGTATGATCAATACCTAGTTTTCTAGGGATAGTTCTCATTGTAGAAAAATATGCAGGATCTTCAATAGTGATACCCGTAATTTTCCCACCTAGAGATGTATCAGTCTCAATAGAAAAATTTACATCAATATATGAAATTGATGTTGTTGGTGGTGCTGCATCCGCACCATTTTCTGTAATATATTGCCCCACAACAACTTGATCTGAAGGATCTAATCTAGATCCTTCCAAATCTACTAATCCTGTATTATTCAGGTTAGGAAGAGTAAATACATCATTCTCATCATAATTAGGATAAGAATTGATAATACCTACTGGTGGTCCTCCTGGTTCTTGGAAAGGTCCGTAAGTATTTCCAATCAATTGTGCCAGAAGAGGATAATCTCTTGCTAGAAGTGTTTGCCCACGGCAAACAATATACCCAAATGGTACAGCATCTTCTGCAAGAGAAGAACTACTAGAAGAACCAGCCCAGGGCATAATAGTCCCAATTGGAGACTGTTTCGCTGCCCTGATGCGATTGTAACTTGCCATTTATTAGACCTCCGTTAACCACCAACCTTGTACAGCAGAAGGAATACCAACTTGACCATTACTATCACTGGAACCAAGATAGACTAGAGCAAATGCTGCATTTGGTGTTTGAACAACCAGTTCTCCTGAAGGATATGGTGTCAATCTACCACCCAACAATGTACCAGTAGAATCTCCTTGAATTTTTGTTCCAGAAGTTTCTTCGGTTCTCAATACAAGGGATGTATTATAATTTAGGTTACCACTGACATCAACAATTCTAACCACATCACCAGTTGTGGGAGATGTTGGTAATGTAAGAACAAGAGTTGATTGTGCTGTAGTATTTACCATATAAACAATATTTGGAAGCAACGTTAGATCTTCCTCTGCAGAAGCACTTGAGATGTATCTAGTATGTCTTGCACCAGATGCTGTATAGAAGTTTGTGTAACCAAACGAATCAATTGATCTATCTTGCTTGACGGCAAATTTATCATTTCCATTTGGACCAAGATTTGTGATAGAGAGTTGCTCAAGTGTTGTTGATGGGGTTGCATTTGCTTCACCAATAACAGTCAGAGTTGTTCTAACTTCTGCATTTCCAAGGTTATCAACTGAGAATGTTGGATCCTGTGCATCAGGGTTAGTAATAACGTTTTCAGGATCTTGAGCACTGAATAGATAGAAGTCGCCGCGACCAATGACACCAGCATCGAATGTCATCAATCCCTGGTGATCTGGGTGACCATCATCATTGACGAATGCAAATAGTCTTGTCTTATTGACAGAATCAAAGATTTCAAGACTTCCACCAATCATTCTGAGGTTATTTGAAAGATGCAATGAACCTGTTCTAAACTCAACAGCACCATCCTTAAGTTGCTCATCCATTACACTTGTATGAACAACACCCTTCAATCTACCATTGACAACTGCCCATGTTTGTGCTTGGTGCTCAGAATTAGTTAGACAGAGCCAACCAAGATAGTCAATCTTTTGCTGTGCAATATATCCTTTATCAAGGATAACAGAGCAATAATCACTCTGAGCACCAGCAACAGTTCTAGTTCTTGTTTGTACATCAATAATTCTTGAGAATTCTGGATGCTTGAGAACTCTTCTTACAATATTACCATTGTTGAATACATTGTCAGAAGGTGTAAATGGTTCATTGGTCTGTAGTTCATCGGTTTGAGATGCTCTAATAACGATTGTTGGATTTGCAGGATCATTATCAACAATTTGAATGATAACACCAATAATAAACGTTCCTATTCCAGTAGATGCTGCAGTAGAATCACCAACAAATACATAATCACCTACTTGGAATCTACCACTACCAACTCCAAGAGTTTGAACTGGAATTTGAATCTGACTAGAAGATCCAGCAACATTAGTTCTAATTGTTGTACTAGGTCCTCCTTCATTAACGACTTGTGGATCAAACCAGAAACCATAAGCATATTCAATTTCATCATTATTCCAGGCAGTTGTAATTCCTGCTGTATTAGTAATAGTATTTGTTGTTCCCCCCCTCTCACCAAAGGCAACATCAATTCTTCCAAACTGAGTACCAATATGAGTGGTTCCAGTACATGTATCAACTTCAAAGGTAGGAACATTATTGCCATTAGTTAGAGATAGTAACTCATTTCTTAGAGCACCAAATCTAACAGTTGCCGTAGAAGATCCAAGTACAGGGTTATTAAGGAAAATTCTATTATTAGCAACATCAACTGCTTCAACTTTAGTATCAAATTCGGTTTCCAGAGCAGCTTCATTAGTGATTACTCTAACGGCATCGCCAGGAAGAATGTCAGCAATTGTCGTATCAGCAGTCTGAACAGAAACGGCAGTTAGAATTTTAGAACCAGCAGTTCCATTTGCATCAAATTCGATATTACTTCTTGTTCCACAACCACCTTTGAGAGTAATGTTGTTATTGATAGTAAGATCGCCCTTAATTGTTGTATCACCTGTTACAGAATTGACAATGAATACATCGCCTCCTCTATCATCACAATCAACACCATTATTGATTCTGAACTCTTGAACTTCTTGATTGAGTAATTCAGCAACTTTAACATATTCTGCTAATCCAGTAGTGTCATTTCTACTTACAATAATGTAGTCATCTGTGGTCAGATTTCCTCCAAATTCAGCAAGATAGAAATTATCCTGAGATCCTGCTCCATCAACATTTTGCTCTAACCATGTAGAGTCAAACTGTACATTAACCTTGTAAATTGGTGTAGTATCAGGGTGATTGGTTAGAACCGCACCAAACTGACCAAATGGTCTGCGCTTAACTCTCAAGTAATAAGGACCAACATTAGCTCTCATTACCTCAAGAATTTGTAAGAATTCGGGATGTCCAGAACCACTTACAGCACTATTGACAATAATGAAATCATTTGTTGATAGATATGCATCACCATTAGCAAGAGTTGGTTTGTTTTTAATTGGTAGGTAGTATTCATCACCAGTTAGAGTAGCTAGTTCCTGAGGTTCAACTTCAGGTGTTCCACCAATGTTTGTAACTTCCTGCTGATAAGCAGATCCACCCCATTGTCCAGAACCAGCAGTATCAACTGCATTGTATCCATCATCAGTTGGTTCTAGAACAAGAACATTGAGAATATCAACATTCTTGGTGAATGATCCATCAGGTTCTACACCATCTGAATGAGCAGAAATTGCAGATCCAAGTTGTGCTCTATCGCCAAGAATTGTAAATGCAGCAGATCCACCACAAAGTAGAATTTCGCCATCAAACTTAGCAGAAGCAACAACATGTAGTGAGTTGTTGATAGTGGTTGTACCACCCTGACCAGCGATATTAAGTTCAGAAGCATTTAGACCGAAGTTAATTGTAGAAGGACCACCAGAGTTAGAGAAGAAGTTGATGAAGGATGCTTGTGATCTTAGGTTTGCCGTGCCACCTGGGCGACGGAATCCTAACCACTGGTCACCATCAACTCTGAAGGACTGAGCATGTACTCTTACATAAGAGAGGTCTTCGTTAGTGTTACCAAAAGCACCACCAAGTGAAATCTTACTGATGCCTATACCAGGAGTAGCAACAGAACCATCAGCAGCAACAGTAGCACTATCAGGAGTGTTACCGATGTAAATGTTGCTGTGTGCTGAAGCATTGCCAACATAGAAGAACTGATCTCCAAGAACGTTATTACCAACATTGACTGTATTGGTAGAAGAGTTGTTACCGATATTGATTGTCTGAGCATTGGTAGTTACATCAGCAAATCTTACTGTCTCAGCACCATTAGCAATATTTGCTGTATTAGCAGCATTTACTAGATTTGCCGTTGTAGCATAGTTTGCTAGATTTACAGTTCCTACAAATGCTGTATCATTAATGATATTGAATGTAGTATTAGCAACTGTTCTAATTTCAGCAGTTGTTCCATCACCTTGAACTTCAATGTCACGCTCAAAACGAGCATCTTCAGTAAAGCGAGAATCACCACGAACAACTAATGCTCTATTAAGTTCAGAATCAGTTACGTTAATACCTACCTTATTCTGATTGTTACCTCTACCAGACTCAGTGATTGCTGAAGTCTCAGTAGAAACACGAAGTGCAGCACGTACAGCATCGATATCATTACTATTTGGTGATGGATTCTCATCCTCCCAACCAACGACAAGTGCATCAGAAATTCTATTCTTCTCACGATCAGCATACTCATCTTCCGATAACCAATCAGTCATCTTGCGACCACTGATATATGCATTACCGACTACATCTAAGTTTGCACGAGGATCAGTATTAACTGGTTCAACAAATCCATCTAAGTAAGCATCATGTGATGCTCTTGCGATAGTGTTGATTCCAAGTTTATAATCACCATATGTTTCAGTTTCAGTTCTGAGTGCTTCACCACCAATGATTGCTGTTTCTTTCCAGTTAGAAACAGAGAAGGAAACAATAATATTTGGTGATGGATTTACAGGAGCATTGATAATATCAGCATTCCAGTTAGCATTGAATGCACCAATTGGAGTTCCAGTTCTTGGATTGATCTGGAAATAAACTACATTATCATTTGGATTATATGGATAAGAAGGAGTAGAAATTACCTTCCATGTTCCGTTGAGGAGACCATTATAGTTGATATTTTGTAGTCTAATCTCAGAAGAAGACTTAATATTAAGTGATCCAATAGTAACAGGATTGCTATTGCTATCGATAAACGTAAATTTACCAACATTTACTCCCTGATCAACAATAATTTCTAAAGATGAGATAATGTTGTTGGGAATAGTGTTGTAGATGTTAGCATAGATCCAACCAAGAGAACCGTTCTTATTGATAGCAGAACCCTTGAGTAAAATATCACCAGTTGTTGGTAAAACATTGGTGTAAGTTACATACTGAGTAGCAGCAAGTCTAGATCCACCAGCAGAGATGAGAGCATCTTGGTTAGGTGTGATGTTAGAAGCAACACCACCAGGAGCATGTGTTTGAATCTTATAAGTTTGCCCCTCACCTCTTGGATTAAATCCAAAGATAGCAGCATCAACACGGTTCTTACCGATTCTGATGTCACCAGAAGTGTTGGGGAAGAACGACTCTCTATCAAGTGATAGATCCTGTGGAAGACCACTGATAGGATCAACTTCAGAGACGAGAGAGTAAATAACCAGAGGAGCATTTAAGTTTCTTAACTGTCTATCAGGTACATTGATTAGTACAGGAGAGTTAATATTATTGACTAACTCGCCATCTGGACCACCAACAATTGTGATGTTTTGGTTAAAGGTTACAGGTGTATCGAAGGTGGTAACGAGTTGTCCGATTACGTCATCCTCGTCTCCATCATCAACTAGAGTTGCTCTGTCAATGAAGGTTTCTTCACCAGTGATAGCATTGATTCTTCTATTACCAATGTAGAGGTCACCCTGAGAGTTGATACCAGTGTAGAACACAATACCAGCATCTTGCTTCTTAGATTGTGCATAGAAGTCTTCATCAGGAGTTAGAACGATCTCCTGACGCGCTGGGAGACCTGTGGAGTAGTTACCAGGACCGAAACCAAGGTATTCAAACGTGTGGTTACCAGCACGGGCAATAGATGGTCTGCGAAGTTCAACATAGTAACGCTGATCTGAAAGAACTTCGCTATCACCAACAATAGGAATGCGACGATCTTCAGAACCAGAAGTTGCATTACCTTGCTGTGCCTTAATTTCATTATCAGCAGTATAAGTATTCTCGACAAATGCAGGTTGCTTTGTCAAGTCACCCATCAATTCTCTAGTTACAGAATGCTTAGTATCATTAACAGTAACTTTGCCGTGAATGTAATTATCGGCAGCAGAGAATGCTACAGGTGGATCGATTAACTGAGAATAGTAGTTCTTCTCTTCATTAGTTGTACCGTTCTTAGTAAACCAAAGAGGATCATTTCTGTAGTTTAGAGGATACAGTTTGCCAACTGGTTGAGAGAACTTAAAGTTCTGGAAGTTAGTAGAAACACCAGCACCTTGTGGGAATGGAGAGATGTTACCACGGAGAGCAGTTAGATAGTAGATACCATCTTGCTGACCAGCGATACGCTTCTGTAGTTCTTCACTATCAAAGATGTAGAAAGTATCTTCAATGACTCCAACATCCTCAACACTATAAACATAGTATTCAATACCAGCATCATCTTGAATACGATCGCCAGGAGTGATAGTATAAACGTTAGCGCCGTTTTGCTTGTAATAATACTCAGGGAATTTTTTCTTGATATGAGTCTTCAGAGGTAGCGATTTACCCATATCCTGGTCTTCTAGCATATCTGCAAAGACAGAACCTTGAGTAAATCTAGTACCTTGGAACTCACTATACTCAAGTGAAGCAACACCTTTAGCACCACTAATACTCTTAATGATTAGATAGTGATCACCACCAACATTATAATAAGCATGAATGAAAGCAGTACCAGAAGAATTACCAGCAAAAGAAACTGCATTGCCAGAAATTTTCTCAGTTTTATTTGCTACAAATTCTCCACCTTGTGGTGCAGAAATCTTAACAGTAGTGAAGATTTCGTTTCTTAAACCAGGGAAGTTTCTAGTATCAACTCCATGATCAAATAGAGTTAGTTCTAGATAGTTGATAGAAGGATCTAAATCATCTTGTACATAGCGACCAGATTGAATTGTAGTCTGAATACCAGAGCTAAAGCGAGCAAATGCTCTATAATCAACATCCTGATCCTCACCAGTTAGTGGTCTTCTGAATGGATCATATGAATTTAAATCATTGAGAGTATCATCAGCATCGAACTGAGATTTAGTAAATCCAATAAATTCACCTGGCTGTTGTGGGTTCTCAAAACGAGCACCATATACATTACCAGAAACAGGTTTGAGTAGAACTTTCTGAGGAACTAATCTACGAGTGTCATCAGTTCTTGTCTTAATAGCAAATCCATTGATAGGATCTCTCGCATTCTCAAGATACTTAGGAATGACATAACGTAGTTTATATGTTCTCTCGTCTGCCTCACGAGTATCATTAACACGCTCATACCATGTATCTGTTGTAGTAGGTTTGCTAGAATAATCTGGTTCTTGGATACGATAGAAAATTTCGTTGTAAATAATATTATTATCAGATTCACCAGTAATTCTATCTTTACACTGTAAGAACCACTTACCATTATCAGTATCATCACCATTGAAACCAGGATCAAAGCGCATTGGACTACGCTTCTTATTAGCAAGAACTCTGAAACGTCCATTTGCATTGTTGAATGTGATTGGAGTTACGTTGTTTAGAGCATCAGCAAGTGTCTTGTGAATAGTAAAGACTTTGCTGGTCTGATAACGAACATAGAACTCAACACTTGGATTAATCTTACCCGCATCAATACCAGATGTAATAGCAACTGCTGGGTCAGCAGCATAAGAAGTAGAGAGATCAGGTAGTTCGCTGCCTTCAATTGCTCTAAAGAATACTTTCTGAGGTGTAGTAGCAGTAGATGGTTTGTCAAAGACATGGGCGATGTCTGTCTCAATACCACCAACAACAGTGTTGTTAAGGTCACATGAATAAGTAATTAGATCATACTTCTCATCAATAACAAACTGATAGATATCGATTTCAACATCAGGATCGATTGTCTGAGTTTCAGAAGCGTAGATGTAAATACCTGCTGCAGCATTTTCCTTAGAAGTTGCAAGCATCAACTTGGTTTGATCACTACCATTGAAGTATTCAGTACCACTATAATCAACAGGTTGTGTTGCTCTACCAGGAGCAATTACATAGTATGTTTCATTAGTCTCGAAACCATTAGGAAGTCTGACAAGACGCTTATCGACATCAACATACTGACCAGTGTTTGTATCAAAACGAGGACGTGGTACGAGTCTAACAGGTGTTCCAGTCTCAAAGTCGTGAGCGTTAGTTGAACCATATCCAGTAACATCAATGGTAAATACAGTTGCTCTGGATGCTAATAATGCAGTATTGAATGTTGCTTCAACACGATCAACTGTAGGAACCGTAACACCATTTACAACCTTGGTTAGACCAGTATTGATAATAGTAGTAATGTTCTCTGTTAGCTGAAGGATAGCAGTAGCAGTAGAAGCACATTCACGCTGAGAAGGTGAAACTGTAGTGTCTTGAATGACATCTGGATCAGTTGATTCGGGTCCAACAGTTACAGTTTCAGGAAGTGTATCTGCCCAAGTTCCTTTCTCGAATGTGAAGTAAAGATTAGTGCTTGTGCTTGTCTGTAAAGCATTGACAGTGTTACCAGTCTCCAATCTAGAACCTTCAACACCAAGTTCGATGGTGCTAGCATCAACAATTCTCTTGACATATGTGCCAGCAGGAATGTTGGTTGTGATTGGTGTAGAACCAGGATTGAGAAGACCATTAGTGAAGTTGGATAGAGCATACTCTTCGACCTTCATGCCGATTAGAATACCTGAACTATCATCAACATCAACTAAAGCAGAACCAGTAGTAGTAGAGCAGTTGAATGCAAGGAAGTCAAAGTTACGCATTGCTGCGATTGCCATTTGACCGACATAGTTCCATGCGTCAATGGTCTCTGTCTTCTCTCCATCGATATACTCTAGTTGATTACCAACAAAGTATGCTTCACCTGCCTGTACAGAATTAATGTTGCCACCATATCTGAGGTCATTGACAATAGCATCAACGATGTAAGAAACGTCTCTAAAGCACTTAGATGCCTCTGCATTAGCGATAAAGTCGCCATTATTAACAACTGGTAGTCCATCAAGAGAACCGCTAGAAACGGCATCTGTGATGATGTCAAAGAGGTTCTCAATTGAAGAACGAACATTAGCACAATCCCACTCACCAGTGCTTAAAATTGGTAGATTGTTTAGGTTACCATCATTTAGAGAATCAATAACGATACTAGTTAAAGTGTCAATTGTTCCTAGAACATCAGAGCAATTGCCTAGAGTATAAGTAGTTGGTTGTTGTGTGACAGTTCTGGTGATTCCACTGAGGTTACCAACACCAGCATCAGTACCAATTGCCTGAATGATAATACCGAAGAGAGTATCAGTAGCAGCAATAGCAGATCCACACTGAGGTAGTGGTGCTGCGTCATCATCCCAATCATCAGTAATAGTGTAGTCAAAGACCTGAGTCTCTGTGTTACCAGCAGAAACAGATACAGTTTCGTTGTTGATAACTTGGATAGCAATGTTCTTTGCTTCAAGGAATACCTTGGCAGCTTCGTCACGTTCAGCGTCAATGAATGTCTCTACAACATTACCATTGAAAGTATTAGTTACATAAACGTTAGCAGCATCATAAGTTTTATCATTACCGCCATACTTAACGTTGAAAGCAATCTCATCTAATACATCATAAACATCATCTAGGCAGTCTTGCTTGGTGTTACCAGTCTGAGGAGTATATGCTGGATAAGCAGCAAGCATACGCTCATATGCCTCAGCAGCAATAAACTTCTTATTATCAAGAATAGAGATGGAAGCGTTGGAGTGAATGTCAGAGAATACTGGAGGATCACCAACAGCATCTAAAGTAATAGTTAAGTCACGGTAGTAATACTGATTATTGACAGCACGGTTCATCAAATCCTGTGCTCTTCTAAATGCAGTGATCGAAGGACCAACTTCATTATCAACGCCATTGGTGATTAGACCATTATTGTCAAAGTATTCCTTAGTAGCAGCAATAGTGTATTCGTTACCACCAAACCAGAGGTCTTGTGCAACTGCATCAACAATGTGACCAATATCTCTACGACACTTAGTTTCTTCTGCTAGTAATGATCCAGGATTCTCAGCAGGTAGAGAATTTAAATTACCATTAGTAATAGCATCAATTGCAATTGAAGCAAGACTGGAAATAGCAGTTTGAACATTAGAACAAGATGTGGGATCTTGGTTATCACCAGTTAATGGATCTGGAGTTACTGTTAAGTCCTTATCATATAATTGGTTTGTGACTGCCTTATACATAAAGTCAGCAGCTTCATTGAAAGCAGTAACACTTTCTGCTTCTTCACCAACTAAACCATTGCTAATAGGTGCATTATTGCTGAAATACTGCTGGATAAATGTTCTGGTGTGCTTATTACCACCAGTAGTAAGATCGACCGAAACAGCATCAATAAAGTATCCAATATCACGACCACACTTGGTTTCACCAGGACCACCTTCTCCTTTATTGAGTTCTAATGGTAAAGAATCTAAGTTTCCGTCATTGATAATTGTGAAGACAATACCATATAGTGAATCGATAGAAGATTGAACATCAGCACAAGCAGCATTAGATGTTCTGGAAATATCTCCACCAGCACCACCATATGTTGCTGGACCTTCAGTAACAGTTAAATCTTTTACTGTAAGTTGGTTGGTGATTGCCAACTTCATTTGAGCTCTTGCTTCACTGAAAGCAAGAATACTTGGTTGCTCTTCACCAACTAGACCATTAGTGATTGGATCACCATTAACATCAAAGTATTCTGCAGCAAATCTGTATGAATACTCGTTACCATTGATAAACAAGTCAAGAGATACAGCATCTACAAAATATCCAATGTCACGCTTACACTTAGTTTCAGTAGAAGCAACTGCAGGGTAGGAGGAAATCATGTTTCCCCATGCAATATCAATGATCTCATCCTTATTTTGCTGGATCAATCTATAAGCATCAGCATATCTTGAACGCTCATCAGTTTGCTGATCGCCAGGGAAGTAGAAATCAGGATGAGAGAATGCAATCTTAGCAAGTGCTCTATCTTTAATCTCTTTGCTATTGCGACGAATAGACTTAAATGCATCCGCAAAGCGAGTTGTAGCATGGTTTGGATCCATGCCAGGGATAACAAAATCAGGATGATAAACACTAATTTCTGCTAGTGCTGCGTCAAGAATAAACTCACGGTTAGCAACAATACGATTACGAGCATCCTTATAACGACCAGCAGGATCTTGCTTGTTAGCAGCATCAACTGTAACACCCTCACTGTCTAATCCAAGGGCAGCAGAACCAGTGCTACCAGCAACAATACCATAAGGAGTTAAGATGCTATTAGGATCTGGATCGTAAATTGTTGCCTTAACTGTTAAGAGGTTAGCAATTGCTTTCTTACAGAGATCTCTTGCTCTGTTGAATGCAAAGATAGATTGCTCTTCCTCACCTACTAAACCATTATTAAGTGGAGCACCGTTACCATCAAAGTAGAATCTGGTTGCTTCGATGATGTTTCTGTTACCACCATCTCTAAGGTCTTCAGAGATAGCATCAACGATGAAACCAATGTCACGCTTACATTTACCATCAGCAACACCTTGGATGTTACTGATACCAAACGTTTCGACCATTTGATCGAATGCAGTATCAACAATCTCCTGGCGGTTTGCTTGAATTAGATTCTTAGCGTCGAAGTAACGACCAGCAGCAGGGTCTAGACCAGGATTAACATATGAAATGTTCTGGAGTCTTGGATACTTCTCTAGGATATAACCGAAGATCTCTTCTTGGATCATACGGCGGTTGCTAGCAATTAAGTTAGCACCATCTACATTGTTGTTGTCAATCGAGAAATTACTTGGATTAAGGATAGAACCTTTAGCAATATACTTAACAAAACCAGTTGGTTCTAATGTTGCCTCGAAGGTATCAATATTATTTTTCTGGTCTAATTTAACATATAGTTTATCATTAGACTTAGCACCAACTCTAAATCCACCAATTGTAGCAGCAGGACGGTTCAATGGATTGTCTAGATTCGTACCACCAAGGAATAGTTTGGATTTATTGGCGGAATCTTGAACTGTACCCTGAACATCAATAGTATAGTAGAGAACTTTCTCTCTGTTTGTCTCACTCTCAACAACTTGCTGAGGTGGAATGATGTCAGTAATATAACCTGCCTTATCTTGGTTGAAGGAGAATCCCTTGAAACCAATAGCATGAAGTGATGTATTACCGAAGTTGGAGTTAGAGTTGGTGATAGACATGTCACCACCTGACTCCATCAGGAAGTGATCAGCAAAACCAACAGCGAAGATCGAAACGTTCTGGATGAAAGCATCTTCTGAAGCACGAACGTGGAAGTTTCTCCAGTCATCCTTCCAGTAAGAATCGCCCTTAGCGTGATAAGGAACAGTAGCAAAAGCATCTACTAGTGATGCTTGGTTCCAAGTATTAGCATACTCATCATAACGAATAAATGCTCTATCGTCTCTCTGCAATGAAACGCCCGTATATTGGGCGATAACCATTGACTTAAATCCAGTCGCTTTAAGACCATTTGCCCAGATACCACAAATACCCCAGACAGAACGAATTGAGACGTTGAAGACATATGGAGAAGCAGATTCAACCGAATCAACTTCAGCAAGAACCTGTGCGTTTTGTCCTAGTGCTGGTGTTGTATCTACACTTACTTGAATACCAGATGAAAGACCCTGACCGATTCCACTAACGACAAAAGGAACACGATAAGTGAATTTACGAGGATCATCAGAGATATTGTAAATAGGCCAGAAACCTTCAATCTCGTCATCAATTTCAGTGTTGGAAATAGCAACAAACTGACCTGAGAAATAACCGTGATCAACCTTAGTGGTTACTTCAATTTCTGTAGTTGATGCTGGGATAGATGCATCTGTCGTAGCATCAGTAAATTTAAGAGACTCAATAACTCTAGAGTCAGATAGAGGTCCAACGATTCTATTTTCTTGAACGTTGAAATCAAATTCAGGAATACCCTCAGGTGATACATCATCAATTGTGGGTTGATAAGCAGAGAATGCTTTAGCAATTTTTCTATAGAAGAGTTGCAACTCTTCCTTATCAGCATATTCAAATACTGTTAGTTTATGGTGAGAGAAGTTAGGAATTGCCTTCTTAGTGAAGTCATATGGATCGTAATAAACCTCACCAGAACCAATAGAAGGATTGTAAAGTGGAGACTCAGCAGTTGTCTGACCATCCTTAATAGTAAATTGCCAGAAGTAGCAACCACCAGTTACATTAAAGATAGCAGAACGAGGATATGTTACAGAAGAAGGTTCTGGAACATATAAAGGACGAACAGTAGTTCTTCTAAGGTCATAACCTACGAGGGAAGAACCTCTAGGGATAATAGCACCACCCTCAGTGTTATTAAATCTATAAAGAATGTTGTCAGGATTAGAAATATCAAGAATAGGATCATCACCCCAAGAATTCAATGCTTGACTAAAGTCAAAAACATCAATACCAGCAGTATCTACAATACCAGGACGGTTATCAATGTAGTGGATGCCTGGCATCAGCATCACTGTAAACTGGTCAAATCTATCGTTAGATGGACCAGGAGTATATGAATATCTTGCAATTTCAAGGAATGCACGCTGGATGCTCTTGAAAGGTGTTACAGGTGAGTTACCTCTATTAGATAACGAATCTGTAGCATTGAAGTCATCAGGAGAAACATAAAGATACTTACCAGTTTTTGAACTAATAAGGTTATCCAGACGTGTTAAAGGCATGATTAATCTGACCCTGCGGTGTAAGCTTTTATCCTAGGATTTATTTATACGCCAGGGCGATACCTATCTCTGAGAATAAGCATTTTGACTATTTCTTTTAAACACAAGTAAATATAACCGAATTGCTCTTTATACGTTGTTCTATACATATTATCATCTCAAAACTCCCTCACCTGGGCTCGAACCAGGAACATTCGGATTAACAGTCCAACGCAACTACCAATTGTGCTATGAGGGAATGTATTCGCTATTTCCGAATAGCGAATGGAGAATAGGAGACTCGAACTCCTGACATCCTGCTTGCAAAGCAGGCACTCTACCAACTGAGTTAATTCCCCGAGAGCCTCTATTCAGAATTGAACTGAAATCTGCTGCTTACAAAACAGCTGCATCACCATAATGCTTTAGAGGCGCGTACGAACAAATTTGAATGCTCCCCAATCAGAACCCCAAATTTTTTGGTGTGTTTCGGCATGAAGACCACGATCAACAACTTGATATTCTGTCTCAGACAACAGAACTTCATTCTGAACATAAGTCTTCACGCCTTGCCAATCAACCCAACAATTACAAGTAGATGTACCACCTTTGTATGTGTTGTGACCTACTTGTTTCATAACAATATCACACCCTTCACGGTATGTCAAGATTTCATCAGTAAGTTGGTCTAAATTCTTACACCCAACAAATTGTTTGGCGTCTGCGATCTCATAATTTTTGAGTCGGAACTGTCCTTTCTCAGCGACTACTTCAATCACGAATTGTCGATATGGTCTATTTAGAAGATAGTTATATGCTTGTTCTCCATAGATACGACAATCGGAAATTTTTCGATGTTGTACCCGAATATGTGCATAACGAGTAGGATGACCTTGTGCCTGTCGCTTGTTAGCAAAGGTGCCTTCTAATAAATCAAGAAACTGGTTCATCAGGTAAAACTTCAGGATTAATAAGATCTAATTCAAACAATACTGGATGGCATTCTTCAGCAATCAAATAATCAGAATAATTGAAAATTTGTTCAAGTGTATATTCTTGATGCATTGCTGCTTCTGCTAAAATCCATTTATTTTCTTTTTCTTCTTTTTCAAGAACATCAAAAGCAAATGGAATATTTTCAATATAATACATCAACACAGGTTCGTTATCAACAAACACATGCTTTCTTGTAATTGTATATCGAAAGACTGCCATTCCATTACTAATGATATTTCCTGCTACTATTTAACAGGAAGTGCGAGTAGGGAGACTTGAACTCCCACGACCGCGATGGTCAACAGATTTTAAGTCTGGTGTGTCTACCGATTCCACCATACTCGCATAGGTACTCGCTATGAGGATCGAACTCACCTTAGGCAAATTATGAGTTTGCTGCATTCACCAGATTGCTAAGCGAGTATGAGTAACTTCTTCTTTAGCATCTTAGCACGTTTCTTTGCCTGACGCAAGGCTTGAGGTTTCAGATGACGCTTTTGGTCTTTCTTAGAGTGATGTTGCCAGTTTGGCGTGGTCATCTGTCTGCCTCAATACCTACTTATTATACCATACTATCTAGGTCTTGTGGGAGGTTCAGACAGTTTTGTGATTGACTGCTTCTTGATAAATGCTCGAAGTTCTGGTGTCTCTTCCCACTCCCAGATCTCTTCGTGTCCTTTCTTATCGATCTTCTTAAAAGTCTTTAAAGTCATGGTGTCTTATCCTCAACAGAGTTATTTTACTAAGTTTTTTGGGGTTTGTCAAGCTCAACCGAACATTCCCTTGTCGCTCATATATTTTAGAGTTTCCTTCAAACTGCCACGATGATCTAAACCGATAGCAACTTGAGGATACTCTGCTTCTGATCCAAATTCAGATCTGAACTGTCTATCACTAAAGTCAGCACCAAGAATAAACTCTTTTACATCCTGACCACATGCCTCAAGAACCATTTTTGCTCTTTCTGATTCTTGACCTCCGTCTCCATAAACTAGTGCTTGTATCATTTCTTTTCGTGGTTATATTCGATTACAATTTTTTCGTGTTGAGTAGTTCTATCAGAAACATAATAATGTTTTGCTTCCCCACCTAAGATCTTACACACATTATCTAGTTGTGTTTTCACAGCAAATTTTCTAAAATCGTCGTCAATCATTAGGACGACCTCCAACAGCATCCCACATTTCTTGCACTAGATTTCTTCCAGGTGGTGGGTCAAAATATCGATGTGGTTCATCTTTCCAAGCATTAATTTCCTCTTGTGTAGGAACTTTGATTGTGAAGGCAAGTCCTTCTTCCTCAAATTCCTTGTTCATCTCCTCGTATGTCTCAGGAGTAATTTTATTTTCTTCCATTATTTAACCAGCATTGTTTACATAGGGGCGTAGTGTATAGTTGAGGACACTTATTAGCAGGTGTTTTTTTACCACACTTACTACACTTTACATCATACATCAATCACGTTGCCTCCAATCTTCAGGTTTGTCTTGTTTGAACCAATCTATAATTTCATCCGCGCTAGAGAATCCTGTGCGGTGATTTGAGGGATCTGGATCACCTAGTCCCATCCTATTCATGAAATCTTCCATGGTGCCCTCTTGGATGTCTCCTGCCGCTTGTCTGCGTGCCTGGTTTAACCAATCTCGGGCGGTGGTGTGTCTCTTAGCAATTTTTTCTGCCCATATCATATCATCAAGTTTGACTTCCTCTTTTTTGGCAATTTTAGAACAAATAAATTCCAATCTGAGGCGATACTTCGTAGATAACATAAGACTTTTCAAACACCCGTATTATTTAGAAACATAAAAAAAGACCCCCCGAAGGAGGTCTTTAGGGTGTTCCGATTGTAGAGTGTGCCGCACGAAAGACACACAATTATTTATCAGAAGTTAAACTTAGCACCGACCTTGGCACCATAACCGTTGTCAGCATCATCGATACCAGTGGCGAAGGAGACCTCACCATAGAGATCAAGACGCTCTGTAGCAGCGACAGAAGCGCCTGCTTTACCAGAGAAAACGGTCTCGCTCTCAGCGCCGTCAGGGGAGACGAGGCTAGGACCTGCTTGGACGTAGTATCCAGCAGATTCGCCCAGAGCACCTTCGTAGCCTACGTGGAGGTCTGTAACGGTTCCAGAGTAGTCAGAACCAACAAAACCAGAGTTTGCCTCTACATTAACGTAGGGACCTGCCATAGCGGCACCAGCGAAGAGAGGAGCAGCAGCTGCTGCAGCGATGAAAGA